TTACACGGCTCTTGATATTAATCTTTGGTGAAGCAAGTTGTAATGGTTCTTTAGGATCGTTGTTAGGACGTACTAGAAGTGCTTGTGGCGCTTTACCCAACTTACCAGCTCTGTACGCAATACCAATACAACGTAGTACAAGTGGGTTGATGAGGTCGGTGCGATATTGATCGAATGTTCCTGTGAACTGATCGAGCTTCTCACCAATGCGCTGGCTCACCTCAGTGGCAGTCATACGCTTGTCCTCAAGATTTCCAAGTGCGTTAAAAATGTCTACAAAGAATGCTTTGTTTAATGCAGCACGCTTGTCATCTAACATTTCCTTGGTGTTTTGGTAATCACCCTGCGTTAACCATTCACGAGGTACAGCTTCGGGTTGATCGGCCTTGTAAGTTGTCACACCACCTGCGGCTAGTTGGATGTTGCCGTCAAGGTTGTCTGGATATAAGAGACGAGGAAAGGCTTTTAACTCGGCTAGTGCATCCTGATACTGGGTGACGAAATTGAGCTGGCGAGCTTCTACCAGAGTTTCAAATGCTGGGGAACAACCATAGGCTTGGTCATCTGTACCCCAACGACTCCAACGTAAACAAAAGTATGGCATCTCATCGTAGCCTTGATAGCTAACAATTTTCTTTTCAACTACTGTCTGGTAAACAGATGCAAAGGCTTTTCCGTTAGTTCCTAAGTCGCCGACTTTGAAGTCGTCATTAGGGAATACGTGATGCATGAACTCATACATTTCATCATACTTCTTTTTGTCGTGAGCTTCCTGCATCTTCTTAGGAAGGTTCTCTACGCCAAACTTCTGAGCTGCTTGTCTTACTGTGAGCTTAAACCAACGTACAACAGTATCAATGGACTTCTCGTCGTTCTCGGCAATTACAAACGTACCCACCTTGAATTGCTCAAAGCGATAGAGATTGGCCTTACCTTCTTCCATGAACATAAGAGCCGTACCAAATACGCAGGCACTTCTGTTGAATGGTTGAATGACGGAATAGAAGTTGGAAGCTGCTAGTTCTTGTAAAATGGTTTGCGCCGTGTCTGCTGACCAACGTGTAGCTTCATCTACGGACTGGTCGTCAAGAGGCTGAGTCTGTGGACTAAGGAGTTTCTGTAATCTATCCTTGCCAGGCATCATCCCCATCTGGCGATCCATATTAGCTTTTGTTAAGTTAGTAGGAGGCGCAAGATCAAGCCAAGGTTCTGTTGAGGGAGTAACCCAATTACGTACGCCCACTGAGCAAGTGGCTGATGCACGCATGGCGGTTGATTCGTATAAACGATCAAACCAACCTGTCATTGATTCAGTTTTCTCAGTGTTGATGTCGGATACGTCAGGCCAAAAGTAGTCAGAGATTTCCTGCCAACGAGGATCAAAGATGCTATTACGATAGCCCTTTAGTTTATCTGCTCGTTTAAATAGCTTAAGTGCTAACTCGTTGTCGTCTAAAGAGGCCATGATTATTTGAGAGCTGATTTAAAGTCGGCGGCTTTTTGCTCCGCCATCTGTACACGTTCAATGAAAATACTTACTAGCTCATCCATCGAGTAGCCTTGTAGAATGCCCTTCTTAGCAGCTTTGTTGTTTATACCCTGAAGCGTTAAAAGCATGTCTTGTAGGATGCCGAACTCAAACTCCCATAACGGACGGCCTAACGCACGGGTACATTCATCCAAGTGTCTCTGTGTAACAACAGGACTAGCTGCTGTCTCGGCAGGAAGTGGCTTGCTGGTAATGTCGTCTGCTTGTGGTAGTATCATATTACTTCTTTGGCATTCCTGACATTGCGTTTGGATTACCCATTGTGCTACCACCTAAGCCTGCTGCGTAGCCTTGCATACCCTGAGATGATGGCATGTTAGCCCCAGCATAGGTTGTTTGACCAATGCCCTTACGTCTTAGTTGTTGACGATAGGTGGCCTGTTCAACAGCTATAGAGGCAGCGTTGTTAGGTGTAACTGGAGGAGTTGGCGTAGGAGCCGCTGGAACTTGTTGTGATGGTTGACCGCCCATATTATGTGTTGTTAGTTAAACGCCTTAAGGTTGTTATAGAATAAAAGCGAGGAATTTCGTCAAAACGCTCAAATCCTATTAACGGAAGATGGTAAGGCAATATATTCCAAGCCTTGTGTGTGTCACCAGCTAGCCCATATACCCACCAAGCATCCTGCCTATCCCTATCAAACGTGTATGTGGGTTCTCTGATAAGGCTATAGGCTTCTTGGCTATCTACGGGTCTACCCATGACAAAGAAGTCTGGGGTGCTGAAAACAAACCCATGAGCATAATGGGCTTCCAGAAGTAGAGGAAAATCTATCCCCTGCTGATGGAATTTCCATTGTATCTGATCTATTGGGCTCATCGGAAGGAGGAAATCACCTTTCTAAAGACGTTGTTCTTAACGGGTTCACGGCTTACACGGATGTCTATTGTCTTGGTTTGGCGGGCAAATTCAGACGTTCCTGTTAATAGCCCATAGCTATAAGCCTCACCTAGTGTACGTATAGCATCAGCTCCGTGAGAGAACTCATCGTGTACGGGACGTTCATTGGTGGCAGCTCCCGTCTGTACCTCACGCTTACGATAGTACTCCAAGCAGTCCAATCCGCTGGGGATGGGTTGTAGCTTGGTTCCGAACTGCTTAGAACAGTTGGTGCGGTGAATGACAAAGCGAGGCATTAGATCGCGTACCTGATTGATTCCTAGCCAAATGTCGGGCGTTCTAGGCACAACACATAGGTCGGTCATACCCGCGTCCTTTAAGTCGCTTATCCACGTCTTACCACCCCTATCACGAGTATTGGCATCATGGGGCAGATGGTGCATCTTGATAGGCTTACCATACCTTTTCTCCCAAATGAGGCATTGATCTACGTAATAGGCTGGCGTCCTACCTGTGTCTGAGAAGTAGTTAAGAAGTAGAATATCCCTATTAACCAACTGAACTAGCCATATACAGGTGAAGTCGGACTGACCTAAGTCCCAGAACGTATAAAGCGGATGGCCTTGTTCCATTGGGAAATCGAGTATTCTGTTCTCTTTACGTAGGTGGTTTATCTGATTGGCGTAGATAGAACCAGGCACAGGAGCTTCAAACGAGCATTCATACTCCCTGTCATAGGCTTCCTTACCCATTACCTTTAACGCTGAATCCAATTCAGACTGTGGAAGAAGCTTACTCTGGCTGGCAGGAAGGAACAACGTAAAGTAGTCATCATCATGCAAGGCGTTGTCAAAGAGGGTAAAGAACGAGTTACGTCCCTTTGGCGTACCAATCCATAAGCACCAACCTAATCGGTCAGATAGGGCAGGACGTAGAATGTTCTTAAAGAAGTCCCCATCCATATCCGCAGGTTCGTCCACAACACAACCGTCTAGGTAGAGTCCACGAAGGCTTTCTGAATTATCCGCGCCATAAAGGGTAATACGCCCACCCTTAGGAAGCTGGATATAGAGTTCGCTCTCAGACACCTTGCGGTCAGGAATACCCTCTGTGAAGTCCTTTAAGTACTGCCAAGCCACCGCCTTAGCCTGTATGCGATAGGGGGCTATGTAAGCAAACCTAGGGTTCTTGTTAGGACACAGAAGTGCGCCTCTAATCAACTGGTTAAGACTGGCTACAGTCTTTCCACTACGTCTATGCGCCACGACGACCATCCACCGCTTCTTACATTCATGCAGCGGCATAAACTGATCCCTAGGACAATAACTTATCTCTATATCCTTATTCATCGTTAGGGTCTCTAGGCAACATACTCCATAACAAACAAAAAACAAAACTAATCACTACCCAAGCGTATAGGTAGTTAAGGGGGTGGGCAAGGTACATAGGGGGGGCTTAGAGGAATTTAATAGATTTACTGAATGGTGTATGTTTGGTTAGAAAGGAATCCTAAATCGCGGAAGGTGGGTGGCATAGATACTAGGGGAGACCCCGAAGGAAATCCTATTGATTTTCTGGAACTCATTGTTACTTCGTTAGTTCGATAGGTTTGTCTGATTCGCTTACGTCTTTAAGCTCTTTCGGTTTGCTAGCCCAGCGCACTGTTATCTCGGTTGGACTGTTGTCGCCTATATCCAGTAGTGGTTTGTCCGCGTAAATGGCTGGATGGAGTTTGGCGGCGTTCCATTTGAGCGCATCTATAGCAACCCTCGCGGCCTGTGGATCTACCCTAGAGGCTAATACATCATCAATAATCTGGACTATCCTGGACTGACTTGACTCACTTTGATGACGTCGCGCGCGTGCGTACCTCTCGCTTAACTTTGTGTTATTTTCCAAGCCGTCATAGAATTTACCAAATGAGCAAGGTATTTCCCGTAAACAAGAGGCTAGGCTTTTCCCTTCACTAATCTTCTCAAAGATAGTGTTATATTCTGTTTCAGATAAAGGCATTGTTGGAAATAGTGTTCAAGCGAAAATCTGTTGGATTAGCAAGTGTTTCTCGCTCTCCTGGTATTCTAGGCACTTTGGTTGCCGCGAAAAATGGAGTTTAAATAGTTTTTTTAGAAGCAAGTGAAATTATTTTACCTCTGAAAACCGCTCTTTTAAAAAGAAAATGTAAAATAATGCTTGTATTACTTAACCGCTTATGTTCTAACTTACATTGTTCAGATTAACCCTCAATGAAAATACAAATGAAATTAAGTAAAGTTATGAGTAATGAAATACCCTCACACTGTGTTAAATCGACTAAACACTATTATGGTAATCAGAAAAACCGTCATAGCATAGTTTTTTCTGGTTCTCGCGCTGAATGTTTAGAATTTATAAAAAAATCCAACGATAAAGTCTATCGATTAGATCATAATGAAATAGGTCGCCGTCATTTGCGAATCATTAACACCAATAATCTTACCAATGTACAAACGATGTTTTTTACTGGTGGATCATGGGTAATTTAAACTTAAACCCTTAATCAAAACTCAAATGAAAAAAGACGATATTAAAGAAATCGCAGGCTCTATTGTGTTCTGTGTTCTCGGCCTTCTGTGCTATTGGCTCATGTTCGCAATGTAACCCTTAACCATTAATTAAATGAATACAGAAACAGGCTACATATTACATCAAGGTATTACTAACGGGCATGCATTCGTTG